TTGGCTCAATTTGACGATAAGAGCTCGTTCAGATCGCGCACCGCTTTTTGCTTGCTGCTGTCCCGCGCGTGGCAGTATCGATCGGCCGTTGTCTTGAAATCGGACTGGCCGATGATGATTCATGGGAAAACTGTCGAGCCTGTTTCATATCAGGGACAAGCCTCAGAACCGCACAGTTGGCAGCGGCTATGCCTTCTACATGGGCGGCACCACATCCGGCAAGGTTGTGACAGAACGCTCCGCCATGCAGATGACAGCGGTGTATTCCTGCGTACGGATTCTGGCTGAGGCTATCGCGGGATTACCGCTACACCTGTACCGATACCGTGATGACGGAGGAAAAGAAAAGGCCATCGACCATCCGCTGTATCTGCTGCTGCATGACGAGCCGAATCCGGAGATGAGTTCCTTTGTCTTCCGTGAGACGCTTATGACTCATCTGCTCCTGTGGGGCAACGCCTACGCGCAGATCATACGCAACGGCAAAGGTGAAGTGGTGGCGCTGTATCCCCTGATGCCCAACAAAATGTCGGTGGATCGGGATGCGGACGGGCGTCTGTACTACACCTATCAGCGTTCCAGCGAGGAAGCGCCGATTTCCGAAGGCGCAAAGGTCATTCTGTCTCCCAAGGATGTGCTGCACATCCCAGGTCTGGGCTTTGACGGACTTGTGGGCTACAGCCCCATCGCCATGGCGAAAAACGCCATCGGCCTGGCTATCGCTACGGAGGAGTACGGCTCTAAGTTCTTCGCCAACGGCGCTACGTCCAGCGGCATCCTGGAATACCCCGGAACGGTGAAGGATCCGGAGAAAGTCAGGGACAGCTGGACGCGGGGCTTTTCCGGCAGCGGCAATGCCCACAAGGTGGCCGTGCTTGAGGAGGGCATGAAGTACACGCCCATCTCTATCTCCCCGGAGCAGGCGCAGTTTCTGGAGACCAGAAAATTTCAGATCAACGAGATCGCCCGCATCTTCCGGGTGCCGCCCCACATGGTGGGCGACCTGGATAAATCGAGCTTTTCCAATATCGAGCAGCAGTCGCTGGAATTCGTGAAATACACTCTCGATCCCTGGGTGGTGCGCTGGGAGCAGTCCATTCAGCGCACGCTTCTGCTGGACGAGGAGAAGACACGGTATTTTGTGAAGTTCAACCTGGAAGGCCTGCTGCGCGGCGATTACCAGAGCCGCATGAACGGATACGCCACGGCGAGGCAGAACGGATGGATGTCAGCCAACGACATACGCGAGCTGGAAAACCTCGACCGCATCCCGCCCGAGAGCGGAGGCGACCTGTATCTTATCAACGGCAACATGCTCCCGCTCGACAGGGCGGGCGCTTTTGCGAATATGACGGAAAAGGAGGACACCGATTCTGATGAAAACACAGAAGAAGTTCTGGCGGTGGAAGAATCAGGCGGACGGCGAAGAGGCCGCTGAGCGAGTGCTTGAGCTCTACGGCACCATTGCCGAAGAGAGCTGGTTCGATGACGATATCACACCGGCGCAGTTCCGCGATGAACTGTTTTCCGGCACGGGAGACGTTGTCATCTGGCTGAACTCGCCCGGCGGAGACTGCGTGGCTGCAAGCCAGATTTACACCATGCTCATGGACTACCCCGGAAACGTGACCGTGAAGATTGACGGCATCGCCGCCTCGGCTGCTTCGGTCATTGCCATGGCGGGCACTACTGTTCTCATGGCACCGACGGCCATGATGATGATTCACAATCCGGCCACGATTGCCATGGGCGATCATGAGGATATGCGCAAGGCCATCGAGATGCTGGACGAAGTGAAGGAAAGTATCATCAACGCCTATGAGATCAGGACTGGACTCAGCCGGGCGAAAATCTCACACATGATGGACGCTACCACATGGATGAATGCCAACAAAGCCATCGAACTGGGCTTTGTGGATGACATCCTGACGGACGAAAAGCTGAACACCGATATACCGGCTTTCGACTTTTCTGACAGCGTGGTAGAGCGGACGCTCATCAACAAGCTGACGGCAAAGGCCATGTCGGTTCCGCAGGATAATCCTAAGGAATCGCCTGAGCCGGCCAAACCGAAAACGGAAACACAGGTTCCGGAAGAAATCACTATTCCCCAGGGGCGGCGCGTTGACGATCTCAAGGCCCGCCTCATGACCATCAAAAACTATATGTGACAGGAGGAATTGTCTATGACCATCGTTGAAATGCGCGAAAAGCGCGCTAAGCTCTGGGCCACCATGGAAGGCTTTCTGGATACCCATCGCAACGAAAAGGGCGTGCTGTCCGCCGAGGATGACACCACCTATGCTTCCATGGAAACCGATCTGGACGCCCTGACCAACGAGATCCACCGCATGGAGCGCCGCGACGCCAGGGAGGCTGAGCTGTCCAAGCCCATGAACAAGCCTCTGACTGAAAAGCCGGAGAAGAACGCTGAGCCTGAAAAGACCGGTCGCGCTTCCAATGCCTATCGTGAGGATTTCGGCAGGCATCTGAGGGGCAAGACGCCCATTCACAACGTACTGTCCGAGAGCACCGATGCTGACGGCGGCTATCTGGTGCCCACCGAGTTCGAGCATCAGATCGTGACGGAGCTGGAAGAGAGCAATATCATCCGCTCCATCGCCAAGGTCATCATCACGCATCATGACCGGAAGATCCCCATCGCCGTGGGCCATTCCGTGGCCACCTGGACGGCTGAGAACGCGGCCTACACCGAGAGCAATCCGACTTTCGGCCAGAAGCAGATCGACGCCTTCAAGCTGACCGACCTGCTGCGCGTGAGCGTGGAGCTGCTCCAGGATTCCGAGTTTGACCTGGAGAGCTACATCAGCGCTGAGATCGCCCGCGCCTTCGGCGTGGCTGAGGAGCAGGCCTTCTGCGTGGGCACTGGCACCAACCAGCCTACGGGCATCTTCACTGCCAACGGCGGCACGGTAGGCGTAACGGCTGCCGCAGCCAACGCTGTGACTGCCGATGAGCTGATCAGCCTGATCTACGCCCTCAAGTCTCCCTATCGCAGGAACGCGAAGTTCCTGATGAACGACGCGACGGTGTCCGCTATCCACAAGCTGAAGGACGGCAACGGCGTGTACCTGTGGCAGCCTGCCCTGCAGGCGGGTCAGCCTGACAAGCTGCTGGGCTTTGACCTGGTGACGTCTCCTTATGCGCCGACCATGGCGGCCGGCGCGCTGCCCATCGCCTTTGGTGATTTCAACAATTACTGGATCGGCGACCGCATGGGCCGCACGGTGCAGCGCCTGAATGAACTGTATGCCACCAACGGCCAGATCGGCTTTGTGGCCACCGAGCGCGTGGACGGCAAGGTGATCCTGCCCGAGGGCATCCAGCTGCTCCAGATGAAGTGAGGAGGGCGCGGCTATGAGCTATAACGCGAAGAACTACACCGGGCAGGGCGGCGACGTCACCCATATCGGCGGAAAACTGGTGTTTGAGGAGGGAGCCTCTGTAGAAGGGCTCCCCGGCTCTACTCCTGCAGAGAACCAGGCTGCCAGCACAGCTGCTACCGTTGCTGCTCTGAAGGATGATTTCAATGTGCTGCTGGCAAAGCTGAAGGCTGCCGGCCTGATGGCTGCTGACACTACTGCGGACGAAGATACCGATGGCGAATAACGGGAGGGAGGCTGTCGAATGGCGCTGATTACACTGGCTGAGGCCAAGGAGTACCTGAGGGTGGACACCGATGCCGATGACGCGCTGATCGGCAGTCTCCTTCTCTCCGCTGGAAGGCTGTGCGCCGATGTGGCGCGGCTGAAAGATGAGGAATGGAATGCGGTGGACGCTGAACCTGCCGCAGATGACAGTGCAACGGTGATTTCCCTCCGGGCATCTCTGCGCGTGGCGGTGTATTTCACGCTGGCATACCTGTATGAGCACCGGGAGGAAGCGGACCATCACGCCCTGCTTCTTACTCTCCGATCTTTGCTCTTTTCCGTCAGGGAGGGACGCCCGTGAAGAAGAATCCGCTTTATCCCAGCAGGCTGAGAAATCGTGTGGAATTCCTGCGGCGTGTCGTGACCGTAGAGCATGGCATCAGCCGGGAACGCTGGGAAACCACCTTCACATGCTGGTGCGGTGTAGAGCCGCTGTCAGGACGTGAATTCTGGGAGGCAGCGGCCATCAATCGGGAAAAAGAGGTGCGGTTCACCATCCGCTACCGGAAGGACGTATCCGCCGAGATGCGGATCAGACTGGATGGTACGGTGTACGACATCACCTCTATCCTCGATAAAAACAACCGGCACGAGGCGCTGGAGATACTGGCAAGGACGGTGACGCCAGATGGCAAATGTCAGAATTGACGGGCTGAAAGACCTGGGGACCCGTGTGAAGAACATGGGCAAAGAGGCGCGCGGCGCTGCCGGACAAGCGCTCCGCAAGGGCGCGGAGATCATCAAAGAAGAAGCCCATGTCCGGGCTCCCCGCAGCGCCCACGGGCATCCCGCCACCCAGGGACGCACAGCAAAGCATCTGGCGGATCAGCTGACCACCAGTGTCTCCGCCAGCAAATACACCGCAGGCGTGACGGTTGTCGGCGGCGTGAACGGCCCCAGCTATTACTGGAAATACCTCGAGTACGGCACCAAGCGAATCCGGGAACGCGCCTTCATCCGCGAGAGCGCTGAGGCGCGCGGGGATGAAGCTATGGAGACCGTGAAGCGCGAGATAGAAGCCAGACTGGGCATCAAATGAGGTGATCACCATTGGACGCATCGACCCTGGTGGATGAGCTGCTGGAAAGCAAAGAGCTGACGGCGCTGCTGGCCACCGACCCAAATGGCAACCCCGCCATTTACCAGATCCTTTCCCCGGAGGCGGAGGTGTTTCCCCGGCTGGCGGTGTTTGAGGCGGACCGCGAATATACCCGCTTCGCCGACGACCAGCCGCTGGAAGAGGAGATCACTTTCCGCATCGACATCTACGCCCGGGAGAACCTGCTGTATCCCATCAACGCAGCGCTGCATAACACCATGCGCCGGAACGGCTATCAGCGGTACGGGCAGGTGCAGGACGATTACCTGCAGGACATGGACATCTACGTGAAGTCCGCCACCTATACCATCAAAGAACAGCTCCCGTTTCCCTGGGAGTGAGAGAGGAGAATTGATATGCCCCAGAATACCACTGTCAAGGCGCAGCGGCAGTCGCTGCGCAATATCCACTACGCCCTGCTGACCAGCGATACCACGGAGGGCGTGACCTACGCCAAGCCCGAGCCGCTGGTCGGCGCGATCTCCGCCAGCATTTCGCCCACCACCAACCAGGAAAAGCTGTGGGCGGATGACGGCGTGTTCGATATCGCCTCCCAGTTGGGCGACATCACCCTGGAGCTGGAGCTGGCGGCGCTGCCCATGAAGGCGCAGGCCATCCTGCTGGGCCACAAATACGAAAAGGGCGTCATGGTGCAGAACGCCAGCGACGAGGCCCCGTATGTGGCCATAGGCTTTATGAGTCAGCCCCAACCGAACCAGTTCCGCTGCGTGTGGCTGTATAAGGGCAAGTTCCAGCTGGTCGAGGACGAATACTCCACCAGCAACGACTCGCCCGCTTGGCGTCAGCCGAAGCTGACCGGTACCTTCGTCCAGCGCGACTATGACGGCAACTGGCAGATTTCCGCCGATACCAGCGACCCGGAATTCACCGGTGTGGACAGCTGGTTCAACGAGGTCTACGAGGAAACTAATGAAACGACAACGGGGAGGGTTAAGCTATGGCGCTGCATGACATCCGGGAAGTACGCATTCCCATTGAACTGGACAAGCCCCGCACCCTGCTTTTTGACCTGAACGCCTTTGCGGAGCTGGAGGACAAATTCGGCTCTCTGGACCAGGCGTTCCAGAAGATGCAGCAGGGATCTGTCAAGGCCACCCGCACGCTGCTGTGGGCTGGTCTCCTACATGAGGACGAGAACCTGACCGAGCGCCAGGTAGGCGCGATGATCTCCCTGACCAACGTGGAGAAGATCATGGAGCAGATCACCGAGGCGCTGACCGCCGCGCTGCCTGAGGACACTGGGGAGACGGAGAAAGCCGTGGCTCCCGACCCTCGGTAAAGGCGCTGTGGGACTCATTTGATACGGCAGCATCCGGCGCACAGGAATCTGTGGACTGGGTGCTGCTGTATTACGTGGGAACCGTAGTGCTGAATATGAGCGAGGCAGTATTCTGGAAAAGCACGCTGCGAAAGCTGCATGCGGTTTTCAAGTGCCACTGTGAGCATATGCCGAAACCCGACCGAAAGAAATGATGAAGGAGGTGATTCCCCATGGCGTCCGGCACGTCCGAACTGATTGTCCGCCTGTCCCTTGACACAACCCAGTTTGAAGGCTCCCTGTCCAAATTTGAAGGGCAGATGACGAAGCTGCAGGCTTCCTGCACCAACGCCAGCACCGGGATCACCAACTTCAAACAGGTAACGGCGCAGCTGCAGACCTCCGCCCAGACCCTGACGGACAAGCTGGCGGCGCAGAAGCAGAAGGTTGCTGATCTCGAAGCCGCCTACGAAAAGAGCAAGGCTGAGACCGGTGAAAACTCTGAGGAGACGAAAAAGCTGGCCGCCCAGTTGGAGCAGGCTAAGCAGAAGGTCTCCCAGACTGAACAGGCGCTGAAGCTCGTCACCCAGCAGCTGAAGCTGTCACAGAACGGATTTTATCAGCTGGGCACGCAGCTGGAAAACATCGGCGCGAAGCTGGAGAACGTCGGCAAAAAGGTATCCCAGGTCGGGCAGCAGCTCACCACAAAGCTGACTACGCCCATTGTGGCGCTTGGCACCGCCTGTATCACCACCTTCACGTCCTTCGATGATTCCCTGAAAACCGTACAGGCCACCATGGGCCTTGTCGCCGGTTCCTCGGAAGAAGCGGATCGGCAGATCGCCCTGCTCAACAGCACAGCACAGGAAATGGGTCGGTCGACACGCTACTCCGCGTCTGAAGCCGCCCAGGCATTGAACTACCTGGCTCTGGCTGGATATGACGCGGACGAGGCCTGCGCTGCCTTGCCGCAGGTTCTGGCCCTTGCCCAGGCAGGCGGTCTGGATCTGGCATACGCCTCTGACCTGGCCACCGATGCCATGGCTGCTCTCGGCCTGTCCATGGATCAGCTGGGCACCTTCTCCGATCAGATGGCCGTCACGGCGCAGAAGTCCAACACCTCTGTCGGGCAGCTGGGCGAAGCCATCCTGACCGTTGGCGGCACCGCGAAAAACCTGAAGGGCGGCACCGCTGAACTGAACGCTGAACTGGGCATCCTGGCCAACCGTGGTATCAAGGGCGCGGAAGGCGGCACGCACCTGCGCAACGTCATTCTGTCCCTGACGAAACCTACGGACAAGGCCGCAGCCCAGCTGGAAGCCCTCGGCGTATCGGTCTACGATAGTTCCGGCAACATGCGATCCATGAATGACATCATGATGGATCTGAACGCATCCATGGATGGCATGACCGCTGAGCAGAAGCAGAACATCATCTCCACCATCTTCAATAAGACAGACCTGGCTGCCGTGACGGCGCTGCTGGACGGATGCGGCACCGAGTTCGACGAGCTCATGGGCTACATCGAGGGCAGTGAAGGCGCAGCCCAGCAGATGGCCGATACCATGGAGAGCGGCCTCGGCGGTTCCTTCCGCACGCTGAAATCAGCGGTGGAGGGCCTCGCCATCTCCTTTGGCGAACGCCTGGCTCCCATGGTGCAGAAAGCAGTCGAGAAGATCACCGCCATCGTCAACTGGCTGACCAGCCTGGATGACAAGACGAAGGACACCATCATCAGGATCGCCGCTATCGCTGCGGCGGTCGGCCCGGTGCTCCTGGTGGGCGGCAAGCTCATCACCGGCATCGGCAAGGTGGTCAAGAACGTCGGCTCTGTGATGAAGGTCATCTCCGGCGCGACGAAGGTCACCGGTCTGCTGGGTAAGGCCATGACCGCGCTGACCGGCCCGGTCGGCATCGTGATCGCCGTCATCGCGGTATTGGCCGCCGCGTTTATCTCACTGTACAAAAACAACGAGGAGTTTCGGGACAAGGTCAACGCCATCTGGCAGCAGATCTGCGCCGCCTTTGAAAAGGTGAAGGCGGCATTCGTCAGCGCCTTTCAGACCCTGCAGTCCTGGTTTGAGCCGATCAAAGCGTCCTTACAGAAGCTCTGGGGAACGATCCAGGGTATTGTGCTGAAGCTGATGCCTGTGTTCGAAGCCATTGGCGCAGCTATTGGCGCGGTGGTGGCTGTCGTGGTTTCGGCGGTTTCCGGAATCATCGCAGCTATCGGCCCGGTGATCGACGCCATCGTTAATTACGTGGATTTTCTGGCTAACCTGTTCTCTGCCATCGTTTCCCTGTTCTCCGGGGACTGGGATGGATTCACCCAGGGCATTAAAGACGCCTGGGACAGCCTGTGTACCGCTCTGCAGGATGTGTGGACGGCCATCGGTAATTTCTTCTCTCAGTTCTGGGAGACGTTGTGCGGCATCGCGGAGTCTTTCGGCATCGACCTGGGACAGGTGTTTTCAGATGCTTGGACAGCAATCAAAACGGGAGTGGTCACGGCGTGGAACGCCATCAAGAAATGGTTCTCCGATACTTGGACAAGTATCTCCACTACCGCCAGTGAAGCGTGGACGGCATTCACAGAATGGATCGGCGGCGTATGGGAAGGCATCAAAACGACCGCAACGACGGTGTGGAACGCTGTCATCACCTTCTTTTCTGGCGTATGGACGGGCATCTCCACCGCCGCCAGTACTGCGTGGACGTCTTTCACAGAATGGATTTCCGGCGTGTGGAACGGAATCAAAACGACCGCCGAAACTGTGTGGAATGCCATTGTGACCTTCTTCTCCGGTATCTGGACAAGCATCAGCACCGGGGCAAGTACAGCATGGACATCCTTCACGGAATGGATCAGCGGCGTGTGGAATGGAATCTCCACGACGGCCAGCGCCATCTGGAATAGCATCGTCACGTTCTTTTCTGGCATCTGGACAAGTATCAGCACAGGAGCCAACACGGCGTGGACAGCATTCACTACCTGGATCACAGGCGTATGGAACGGGATTAGTACTACGGCGTCTACAGTCTGGAACGCTGTTGTCACATTCTTTTCCGGTATCTGGACGAGCATCTCTACCGCCGCTAATACTGCGTGGACTTCGTTTACCACCTGGATCAGCGGTGTATGGAACGGAATCTCCACGACTGCCAGTACCGTGTGGAACGGCGTGACATCGTTCTTCTCCAGTACATGGTCGAGCATTTCAACTGCCGCCAATACCGCCTGGACCTCGTTTACATCGTGGATCAGCGGTGTGTGGAATGGCATCTCCACTACGGCCAGCACTGTGTTCAACGGCATTAAGGCAACGATTTCGGGCGTATGGACTTCTATCAAGACCGGAGCGGAAACCGCATGGAATTCTTTCACCACCTGGATCGGCGGAGTATGGACTGGCATCAGCAGCAAAGCGACCGAAGTATGGAACGGCGTCACTTCGTTCTTCTCTACAACCTGGAATAACATCAAGAGCGGAGCCACAACCGGATGGAACAACATCAAATCCGGTATTGAAGGCACCTGGAATACTCTCAAGAGCAACGCTTCTACCGCCTGGACGAATATAACGAACGCGGTGTCCAATGCCATCACCAACGCGAAGGCTGGCATCGTGAACGGATGGACCAACATCAAAAACGGTGTGAAGGGCGTGTGGGACAGCGTCCTGGGCGTGATCAAGAGCCCCATCGAATCAGCAAAGACATGGCTGCAAGAAAAGGTCAACTATTTCAAGGGCCTGTTCAACTTCCAGTGGAAACTGCCGGAATTCAAGCTGCCCCGCATCAGCGTCACCTGGAACGACATCGGCTGGGGTATCAAGCTGCCGAAGCTGTCTGTTTCCTGGAATGCCCTGGGCGGTATCTTCGACAGGCCCACCATCCTGGGCAGTTCAGCAGGGCTGCAGGGTGTCGGCGAGGCCGGGGCTGAAGCGATCCTGCCGCTGGACACCCTGTGGACGGAGATGTCCGCACGGTTGAAAGCGGGCATGATTGACGTCATGTCCGGCTTCATCGGCGAACGCACGACGGAGAATATGGAATCCCTGCTGCAGGATTTGATTGACGCGGTGCGCGCCAACAATGGCGAGACCGAAACCGTGCCCGCCGTGAATGTGGAAAACATGGTTATGGCCAACGATATGGACGCGCAGTCCCTTGCCGCCCAGATCAGCGCCATGACGCGCAGACGGCAGCACGGATACGGCTACTGACGGAGGTGATCATTACGCATCCATATTTTCTGTGGAACGGGGTAAGCTCTGAGGGCTATGGCATTATGATATCTGAGTATCCGGCCATTTCCCGCCCGAAGGAGCGCGTGTGCCAGATCACCATTCCGGGCCGTTCCGGCGTACTGATGCTGCCGGAAAGCGACCTCCCTGTTTATGAACCGGTGCTTAGGACGGCGCAGTGCTGGGTCAGGCCGGATGCCAACATCGACGCCATCTGTGCCTGGCTCCAGGGCTCAGGAAACGTGGTATTCGGCAACGAGCCGGACCGTTCTTATGACGCCCGCATCATCAACCAGATTGATTTCAGCAAAATCCTCCGTGGACGCGGTTTCAGGAGCTTCGCGGTGCCTTTTCAGTGCCAGCCCTATAAGCGCCTGTGCCCGCCTGCGGAGGATATCACCCTGACAGCCAGCGGCATGACGATACACAATCCGGGTACGGTTCCGGCATGGCCGAAATTCACCCTGTACGGGAGCGGAACGATCACCCTGATCACCTACAGCGGGGCTGTCGTACTGAGTGGCATTGGGAACGGCATCGTGCTGGACTGGGAGGCACAGGAGTGCATGAGCCTGGACGGAGGGACACTGCTCAACGACAAGGTAGACGGCGACCCGCAGTATCTGCCTCCTGGGGACAGCGTAATCAGCTGGACGGGGACGGTATCGCGGCTGGTGGTGACGCCGAATTGGCGGTTTTTATAACACATGCTACCTTCCGAAAATGCCCGGATTCTGGTATAATAAGAACGGTTATCAGGCCGACAAATCGGAATTTGTCGATATATTCCTTCTTGAACATTCTGTTGAGACAGTGGTATTGATAATCAGACAATAAACTGACAAATCTGTATTGAAGCTGTAAAGCGAAGGAGGTTAAGTATGATCCTT